CGGCGCATCTAGAGCAGATCCTGTCCGGATGAACTCATCCGGACAGGTGAAGATGCTCGCAAAAACAGATACCTAGAGCTTTGGAGGTGAACGCAAGTTCACCGGAAATGCTCTAGGCTCGCCAGTCAGGGGGGCGCGCCGCAGCCGAAGCGCGCACCAGACGCACGGGCTCGGCCAGGAGGCAGCCGGCCACGGCGTCCAGCGCATCGTCGCGCGCACCCACGGCATCAGGGCGCCATTCCGACATCTCGCCCGGAAACGAGGTGCGGAAGACACTCTCATGCGCATGCAAGCGACGCGCGGCGAGCGAAGGCTCCAACGCCGCCAGGATGCGATCCGCCTTGGCCCGCGTGCTGGCATGTTCCACCACGCGGCAGGCGACACCCGCCCGCGCCAGCTCCCGCCGCAACAGGGCGGGCAGGAAACGGCCGAGACCATTGGTCTCGACCCGCACCACGGGCAGAAGCGTTTCCCTCAGCACAGCCGCGACGGCGCGGCATTGCTGCGTCGCGGGGTCGTCCGCTGCCTCCGGGTCATGCGTCAGATAGGCGAGCCGATGCAGGAAGTGGTGCCCTTCCCCATCGGCATAGGTGCAGGCCAGCACCGAGGCATCGCCGGTCCCGGGCCGCCCATAGGCCGGGTCCCAGAAGGCACCGCCGGACACCATCCGCCGCCCGAGCAGCGTCAGCACGCCCCTCCCCTGCGCCTCGCGATAGTCCGGCTCCTCGCCATATCGCACGATCGCCGCGGGATCGAGCCGCACCGCCGAGGACGCCACCGGCTGCAGCATCATCTGCCGCTGGAACTGCAACGGCCCCACGCGATCACGCAGCGCCGCCACCGCCTCGCGCGGGAAGCGCTCCGGCCAAGCCGAGGCCCCCGCCGCATTCATCACTGGCACGGCCAGCCGTCGATACCCGCGCAGGAACGCCCCGTCCTCCTTGGGATGGCGGTAGAGACTGTCCTCGCAATGCGGCGTCCCGACGAACAGGATCGTGCCGTCGGGCACCAGAATGAACTCGGCTTCGGCCAGCCGCTCGCGCAACTCAGCGCGCTTGCCCGGCGTGTCGCAATTGCCCGCGACCTCGACATCGTCGCAGATGATGATCTCCGCACGGCTGCCGGTGACATTGCCGCCAATGCCCTGCGCCATCATCGACGGATCGCGCAGCGCGCCATCACGGGCGACGGTGAAGCGATCCGACGCCCAAGCCTCCGCCGCACCAGGCACCAGGTGCCGGCACAGCGGATGCCGTTCGATGATGCGCCGGACGGAAGCGACCATTTTCACCGCCAGCGATGCATCGGCAGCCAGCACCAGGATGCGCGTCTGGGGCCGCCGCGCGAGCTGCCACGCGCACCACAGCCCGATCAGCGTCGACTTGCCGCAGCCGCGGAAAGCCATCAGCAGCAGGCGACGTTCGCCCGCGGCCTCCCGCCCTTCCAGCCACCGTGCGATCCGGCGATGCACCGGCGGCGTGTCGTGATGCAGCCGCCGGTTCCAGACCCAGACGAATTCGAGGAAGCCCGCATCAGCACTGCTCCTCCTCGCCATGCAGATCCTCCTCCTCGAATGCTGCGAGAGCCTGGCGTGCCTCGATCAGGAAGGTCGTCGCCTCCTCGATGCCGCTGTCGGGCTCACCCATGGCGCGGGCGAGCTTGAGCAGATGCTCGAGATGCGCGAGCGCGGCGCGGCACGCCGCGTGATGCGCGGCGAAGGCCTTGGTGTCGTCGCCGGTGCCGGGCTCGGGCCCGCCATGCAGGAAGCGGAAATATTCCTCCGCCACCACATCCATCGCCGCACGCAGATCCGGCCCGTGCGGGACGGCCTCACGGCGGCCGGTCACGCCTTCACCACACGCGCGCGCACCGTGCCGGGATTGAGGTCGATGGCCGCGCCGCTGCGGTTCCAGGCGGTGACGGTCACGACATCGGTCGCACCCACCTGTGCCAGGAACACCACGCCCGACGTCGCCACCGAGAAGGCCGCCGAGGCGAAGTCGCCCGGCCGCGCGCCAGGCACCGTCACATTGGTCTGCGCCGAGGCCCCCGCCGCGATCGAGGCCGGGTCCCATGCCGCTTCCGCCACCAGCTCCCGCGCGCCATGCGGCAGGCCGGGCTGGCCGTAGAGCAGCGGCGGCGTGAACAGCGGATCGCAGCCGAGCCGCATGGCGCGCACCTCGTAATCCGTGCCGATGCGCGCCAGCCCGATGATGGCGTAGGCCACCTGCGGTTCCAGATGCACGACCTGCGGGCGCGTCAGCGTATCGTCCGCCATGTCGGCCGACCCCTGGTACCAGCGCGCCGCCGCGTTCCACACCAGCGACTGGCCCGAGGCCCGCACCAGCGGCGTGCCGCTGTCGCTCAGCAGATTGCGGTTCGCGTCGAAGCACATCACCGCAAGCCGCGGGAGATCCGCGTCGACGGCCAGCGCGAAGTCTCGGCAGCGCCGCGCATCGACCACGAAGCCGAGCCCACGCCCGCCCGTCAGCACCGCGCCGGTCTCCGTGAAGCCATAGGAATCCAGTGCAGCGAAGGCGAAGTCCGACAGCGTCGAGGGCGAGCCCGAGACGTTGGAGGACAGGCAGGCGAGTTTCTCGAAACCCCATTCCGTGTTCGACCAGCGGATGCGCGCCGCGCGGAGGTTCGGCACGTTGCCGACCTCCCGCGTTGCCTCGCGGAACGCCGCTGCCTGGTGGAAGGCGCGCACGACGGCGCCGGTGCGCGTCGCGCTCGGCGTGTAGTCCACGTCGATCAGATAGGCTTGGCTCGCCCAGGCGACCTCATAGACATGGTCCTGCGCGCCGCCAGTGTGCCGCGCAACGAAGGGGCTGCAGCCCTCCATGCGGATCGCCCGTGCCCAGACCGACCGGCTGTTCACCTCGACGAGGAAGGGAATGCCGGTGATCGGCTTGTCCCTGGCCTGGAGTTCGAAGCCCGGCCCATCGAACAGATGCCGGTTGTGCGCGACATAGGCGCCCGGCGCGGCGGAGATACGCACGCCGAAGCGATCCTTGTCGGTATGTACCGAACTGCCGATGGCGAAGTGCCCGCCATAGTATCGCACGGAGGTATTCCAGGCCGCCGCCGTCTCGGTCCGCACGTCGAGACCGATCTTGTTGTTCACGATGCGCCCGAGGATGAGCGTCGTATCCTCGAAGCCGCGCTCCACGCCCTGGGTGCGGATGCCGATGGTGAAGCCTTCGATCTGCCGGATCTCGACCAGCGAGGCATCGAGGTTGCGCATCACCAGGCCGATATCGGCCTCGTTCATCCAGTCCGAGATCGTGGCGCGGATCACCCGCAGCCCTACGTAGCGCTTGGCGGCATTGCGCACGGCGGCGCCGTCGCCGAGCGTCAGCGCCGCCTGCCCATCCGGTCCCGCATAAAGAATGGAGCCCAGCATCACGAGCCCCGCCGCACCGCCGCCCAGCACCAGCGGCTGCGTCGTGCGGAAGGTGCCCTCGCCGATCTCCAATACATGACCCGACGCCGCCGCGGCCGCCATCGCAGCCGCGAGCGCCGGCCCGTCATCGGTCACGCCGTCGCCCGTCGCGCCGAAGTCGCGCGCGGTCAGGCGCTCGCCGAGCTTATCCTCCACGCTGCGCGGCACGCCGCCCGGAAACGGAACGCCAAGCTTGCCGGTATCGCGATCGAACAGGGCGATCCCGCCCGACCCATCGAAACCGAGCACGCGGTTCGCGCGCGCGCTGCGAGCGGGCAGCACCAGATTGCCTGCCTCGGTCGGCGGCAGGTGCACGGTGCCGGCGACATCGTCGGCCACCTGCTGGATCGCCGCGACCTGGTAGTCGAGCTCGTCATTCAGGTTGCGCGCACGCAAGATGCCGTTGTCCTGGAAATCCGTCGCGCGGGCGATCTTCAGCCGGCGGCGTAGCGTGATCTCGCTGCCCGCGGCAGGCGGTTCGGCGAAGGTGACGACGCCACCGTCGGACGACCCGGCGCCCGCGATGGTCGTCCCACCCGCCAGCACCGTGCCATCGACGCGGATCTCGAGATCCTCCTCCGCAAAGATCGGGAAGGGATAGGTGAAGTCGGCCAGCACGCCGTCCGCGACATACTGCACGCGCGGCGCGACATCGCCGATCGTGATGTGTTCGGCCATGGGTGGTCCTCGATGTCCAGGGGTGGGGTGCGGGCCGGTGCCGGACCTCGCACAGCCTCTCAGGCAAGCAGGTTGCGCACCGCGCCGCCGAGCGTCTGTCCGGCACGCAGATAGCTGTTGAAGCTGCCATCGGCGGCGAGCAGCGACCGGCGTCCGGCGGCGAGCCGCGCGCTCATCGTCGCGACATCAGCCGCCGCGTCCTTCGCCGCATCGGCGCGCAGACCGGTGGTCAACGCGGCGGCGGAGCCCTCATCGGGCGAAACGCCGCTTGCCGCCGCGCGGGCGCGCGCCGAGGCGATGGTGCGTGCCAGCTTGTCCTGCCGGTCGCGGTCATTGGCCGCGGCCTGCGCCGTGGCCTGTTCCTGCTGGGCGACCTGCTGCTGGCGCAGGTTCTCGGCCTGGGCGTTGTTCGTTGCTTTCTGCTGCTGGCCCTGGCGGACCTGGCCGTAGACGGCGAGGCCGGTGCCGGCCAGCGAGGCGATGGTAGCGAGCTGGGCCATCAGTCGGTGATCCTGATCTCGGTGGTGACGGAAAGCAGCGTCATGGGCAGGGGCGCATCGCCTGTGATGCGCCACAGCGGCTTCAGCCGGTCGCGCCGCCAGCCAAGGCCTCGCAGCGTGACGTCGCCGGTGAAGAAGGCCGGTGCCGCATCGAGCAATGCAGCATCCAGCCGCCGGAACGGCACGGGTTCCGCACCACGGCCGAGATCGACGGCCAGCGCCTTGGTCTCCAGCAGGCGGAAGGTCGCGGCGACCAGGCGCAGCGGCCCGATTGCGGCGCTGGTGGCGGCGATGATGTCGGGCGGCAGCGGCTCGATCTCGTGGCTGAAGGCTAGGCCGATCTGCACGGCATAGGCCGGCTCATCCAGCGTGACCTTGCCGCCCGAGACGAGCCCGGGCGCGCGCGGGGCGCCATCGGCCAGCACGCCGACCGCACGGCCTTCGAGATGCCCGAGGCCGAGCCATTCATCCTGCGGGCTCGACGCCGCGCCGGTCAGCGCGGCATCCAGCGCGAGGCCGTCCTCGAAGCGTTCCAGCGCGAAGGCGCCGGCGCGGTCGGTGACCAGCCAGACCGCGCCTTCGGATTCCGCCACGGCGCGAAAGGCGCCCTGGGTTTCCTGCCGCGTCCAGGCGGTCACTTGCTCGGCGCGATAGATCGTCAGCGTGCCGAGCGAACCATCCGCCATGACCATGTGCAGCAGCCGCGATCCCTGGTCATAGGCCATGGAGACGGGCGTCTCGACCAGATGCCGCGCCAGGATCGCGAGGTCGTTCGCCTGATAGGCCTGGCTGACGTCTGTATAGGCAAACTCATGCACGCTGCGCCCGCTGCGCGCGACGAAGATCGTCGACCCGTCCACATCGACCGGCGGCACCAGGCGATCGACCGGCGATCCCACGCGCGTCTGCCGGTTCAACTGAATGCTGCCCGGCGTCAGCGGATCGCCACTGACCATCCATTCGGCGCCCGAGGTGAAGACCTGCAGATGCCGGCCCGAGAACAGCCCGCGGATCGCATTCACCTGGTCCGACACCAGGCCGAACTCGATCGCCTCGTCGTCCAGGCCTGTGCCCATGTCGAAGTTGAACAGGTCGCCGGTGCGCGACAGCCACAGCCGATTGGGCGCATCGCGGGATCCGCCGATCACCAGGCGGTCCTGATGGAAGCAGCAGGTCACCGGCCAGCCACGCCCGCCGCTGAAGGCGTGCTCGTCCCAATCGACGGTCGCATCGGTCGAGGACAGCGTGTCGAGCACATCGGCGATCACGCGCGTGCTGGAATGCACAGAGGTGATCATCAGCCGCTTGCCGCCGATGCGCAGGAAGGCCCCGCCATGGTTGCCGTTGAATACCGCGGCGCTGGCATCGACCACGATGCTGCCCATCGTCGCACTCGGCGTCAGCGTCACATCGCCGGCGACGAAGCGCAGAAACGGCGTGACGGCGAAGCTCCAGCCCGCGATGGTCCAGCCGGACGCGGTGCGGGTCACGCGCTGGGGCACCATCTCCGAATGCACCAGCAGCAGCGTGTCGGCGTTCTGGGTGAAGCCGATCTGCGGCAGCATCGCCGTGTTCCACGGGCCGGCCAGCACGGCGATCTCGGCATCGCCCTGGAAGACGCGCAGCTCGCCGTCCGTCAGAACGACCAGGTAGATCTGCTCAGTGTTGAACTCGAAGGGGATCAGCCGCGCCGGTCCAGGCAGCGACGTGACGTGGCGCAGCCCGGCGCGTCGCGTCAGCCCGCCGGTCGGCTGGATGAAGACATTGCGCAGGCGCCGCGCACCGTTCTCGAAGGCGCTGATGTCGCCACGGCCGAGCAGCTCGGGCGCGAGCTCCCCCGCCGTGAAGTTCGTCTTGGCACGCTTGACGACAGCCATGGGTCAGCCCCGCACATCGATCAGCGGGAATGCCTCCAGCACGCGAACGCTCGCCTGCTGGCTGTCGGCCTGACGCGCGACGCGCAGCTCGGCCTCGGCCAGGCGATACAGCATCTCGGAGCGGGAGGCGTTCTCGGTCAGCGGGATGCAGAACTCGGCCGCCAGGCGCGCCACCAGCGCGGAGGCGAAGAAGGGCGGAAAGGCGCTCTCGTCCGGCCGGAAGACATAGGTCAGCGCAACCGCATCGGCATCGGTGAACAGCCGGTCCTCCTGCAAGCGATAGAC